TTGTGTTTGCGCAGCAGCTTGATCACGCTGGCGTGGTGTTGCTCGACGCCGCGGGCGATTACCTCCGAAGAGGCGCGCGCCTCGCCATCCACTGCGGATACGAGCGGGAATTTCAGTTCTTTCATGGTTTGCTCCTGCCCCGAGAGGGGTGCGCGGCCCGATGCGGTCGGAGCGAGGTCCGCATCCTTTCGGGAGCTACCCTAGGCCGCGCAAAACAAAAAGCCCGCGCAAGGCGGGCTCTGGTGTTTGGTGTTGCGTTTGCTCAGTCGGTAACGAGGATCTCGATCGGCACGATGGCTACGGCCTGATCGCCAAGGGTTCCTTCGTCGGTTTCGATCTGCCCGGCGATGCGCGCGTAATGCACAAGGCCGCCGAGCGTGCAGCGATTGGCAATGGGGTTCTCGGGACCGAGCGCGGCGCAGATCGCGTCGAGCAGCGGATTCAGGTACTGCGCCGGCGCATCGGTCGTCGGCGCCTTCACGTACAGATAGACGTCGACCATCAGCTTCCAGGTGGTCGGCTTGCCGGTGTCCTGAATCGCCTGTTCGTTGCGCTGCGCCTGGAAGATGGCGGGCTGCTCGGCGCTCGTCACATCCGCCCAGTGCCGCAGACGGCGCGAGCACGTCGCGAGGTCCGGGATCGCCTGCAGCTTTGCGAAGAGCGCTGCGTAGATCGCTTCGCGCTGGATCACGAGTCCATCCCCGCTTTGGCTGCGCGCCGCATCTCTTCGATGATCTGTGGCTTCATGTCAGCGAGCGCTGAGCGGAGAAACGACTTCTCGGGAACGTTCGCTTTGCGCGTGTGCGCCTTGACCATGACGGCGCGCGCGGCGATCGGCCGGCCGAAGGCCTGCTTCACCTGGCGCAGGTGGTCGCGCACATTCACCGTCCCGGTGAAGCCGTATTCATGCACCCGCGCGTACTTCACGTTCGTCGAGACGACGCCCACAACCTGCGCTTCGTCGCGGAGCACGACCTGATCGATCGAGCGGCGCAGGCGGCCGGTCTTCACGTTCAGCACCTGGCCAGACAGCTTCTGCATCACACGGCGCTGAAGCAGCAGCGCGAGGCGGCCGACTGAGTCGCCAAGCGCGGCGCGCGTGCGCTCGGGCAGCGCGCGGAAGCGCTCGATGACTTCCTTGTCGCCGACGACAGTGATGCTCACAGCGGCACCACTTTCTTGTAGTTGTTCAGGATCGTCTGGACCGAGTCCGGGAAATCCTTGATGTAGAACGACACCGTCTCGCCGGCGAGCGTCTTGCTCTGGTGGCCGATGCGCTCCTTCTCCTTGTAGCGAAGCGCGATCAGTTCGATCGTGGCTTGCTCGAGCTCCGGCGGCGTGCTCGCGAAACCGGCCGTGTAGGCGAGCTTCACGTTGGCGCGGCCACGATTGAACGCGTAGCCGACGAGATAGATCGTGTTCTCGTCGAAGTAGTAGCCGGGCTGGATGCCGTCAGGCGACGCAGGGATCGCGAAGCCGTCGACCTGCACCAGCGAGACGCTGACGAGCGGATAGTCGGCCGCAGCCATCGCGGTCCGACCGGTGCCGCTGCGCGTCTCGCTGTAGGCCACGATCGCGATCAGCCGATTCAGCCACGTCTGGATGTAGCTGCTGTAGGCGGTGATCAGCCTCGCGAGCAGCGCGTCATCCGTCGCCGTGTTGGTCAGGCCGAGCCATCCCTTCACGTTGGCGAGCGTCGTCAGATCGGTCGCGGCCATAGGTCAGCTCTCCGCGAAAACCGTCTCGACCGGCGGAACAGGCGCATCCGAGACGAGCGCATCGGGCCCGACGACCGTGTAGCCCGCGTCCGTCAGCGGCTTGACCATGTGCGGCTGCACGTCGATCTGCCCGTTGCTATCCGGCGCGACGGCGCGGCCATCGTCGAGGATGACCTGCGTCACGCCTGCGGGAACTTGCAGTTTCACGGCTGCACCTCGGGCACCGGCGCCTCGGGTTCGGGATCGGCGGGCGGGTCTTCCTGCGGGGCGGCCTTCTTGCCCTTCGCGGGCTTCTCGACCGCGAGCGTGAAGCCATGCGGCGCGAGCGCAGACAGGTAGTTGCCGTCGTCCGGCACGTCGATGACGCCGTTGTCGTCAGCCTGGAAGAACTGGCCGCCAACAGACGCGCCGTTGCAGCCCTTCGGTCCTTGCAGTTTCATGGTTCTCACTCCTTGGAAAGAAAAAGGACCCCAGCCGAAGCCGAGGCCCTTGCAGATGCGTCAGGTCGGAGGGTTATCCATTCGCGATATTGCAGATGACGCCCATCGAGAACGGCGCGAAGTGCTGCAGCACGCCGTCGGCATAGACGCCGTACTCGTACTTGCGGGTGCGCAGCGGCCATTCGAGCTGGTAGTAGTCCTGGCGCATCAGCATCTGAACCACGTTGCCGACGTTGGACATCGGGTACGGCAGGCGCTCGGTGAAGAAGAACACCGTACCGGCCGGCAGGTTCGGGTGCACCACGAGCGGCACTTCCGTGCCGGTGACCTTGTTCCAATAGGAACCGACCACGACACCCGCGGCGATGGCCTGCGTCTGGCTGTTGATGTTGGCGTTGAGCTTGAGCAGCGGCGCGCCACCGTTGCCGACGATCTTCTTCGTGATGTTCACCAGCTCCTGCGTGCTCACGTAGATCTTCGTCGGGCTCAGGCGGAACTTGTTGTAGAACGCCACGAACGCAGCCTCGAACTCGACGATGCCGCCGGCGCCGTCGGGGGTCAGCGGCGTACCGGTGCCTGCAGCGCCCGTCGGCTGGACGGCGATGTAGGCGTTCGAACCGGACTTGAAGGCTTGCGTGAGCAGGCCGTCGAAGTCGAGCGAACTGGTCGAGTTGTCCGCAGCAGCCAGCGAGGACGCGAGCTGCGCGGCACCGTTCGCCGCGGCAGTGATCACGATCGAGTTGATCGACGTGACGCCGTAGAGACGCTCGGAACCGGCCGCGCCGACGAACCACGCGTAGCCGACGGCACCGGTAACAGCTGCGACGCTGGCCGAGATCGTCGAAGTCGCGCCCGTGGTCGCGATCGTCGCGCTCGCAGACTTCTGCGCGGAGCCGCCGCCGAACGTGTCGGTCGTGCCATCGGCGTTCGTGCGGGTGATGCTGCCCGGAATCGTTGCGGTCGTCGGGTCGAAGTACTGACCGACCGAGCCGTTGTTGACGCCGACGACGTCGAGGTAGGCCTGCAGGGAGAGCGCGACGCAGATGACCGACCAGGTCGCAGCGGCCAGCGTGCCGCCGGTGGTGGCCGTGGCAAGCGTCGGCGTCGGCGTCGTGCCGAGCGCGACCGACGTATTGCCGCCGAGGATCATGCGTTCTTCCTGAACCATCGTCGATTGCAGCGTCTGCTCGACTGCCAGCGCCTTCACGTCCTCGTAGTTCTTCGAGGCGTAGTTGCCTTCGAAGGTCACGAAGTTCTCCAGGCCGAAGCCGCGGAAGGCCGCGAAGTACTCGGACTGCGCGTGCGTGATCACACCGCCGCGCTTGCCCTCGCCGACGCCGGCGCGGACGTTGTTCACGTTGATGTTGGTGATCGCCTTCCAGTTGGCTTGGATGGCGTAGCCGCCGCCGATGCGCGCGATACTGTTGCGCAGCGGGGTCAGAATGGGGAAGAGCTTCTTCGACGGCGCTTCGAGGTTGTACGCCTGCAGGCCGGTCGTTGCGGAACCCGGTTGCACGAAGCTCTTGATGAGCTCGTCCGGATTGGCTTGCGCTGCCTTGAGAAGCGCAAGGGTTTCTTCGGTGGTGTTGGTGCCCATGTTGGAGCCCTCCAGAAATGAGAAAGGCCCGCACTCGGCGGGCCTCTTCGTGGTTGCTTAGAACGGTTGGTTGTTGAACTGGCGACCGGCTTACATGAACCGGACACCCCCTTGCGCATGGATGGATTTGATGAGGGACGCGGCCTCGTTCACGTTGCCGTGCGAGTCCGTGACGGTGGCGGCCTTGGCGGTGTCGTCCTTTTCGACCTCGACGACATCAGCGCCCTTGCCGACGGCTTTCAGCAGCGCCTTGCCCGGCTCGGGCAGGGCTTCGAGTTCTTTCACGCGTTTCGCGAGTTCGTCGCGCTCGGTGGCGGCCTTCGCGAGATCGGCCTTGGCGGCATCCAGTTCGCCCGCGACCTTCGCGAGGTCGTCGGACGTCGCAGCCTTGCCGGCATCGTCCTCGTCCTCTTCGTCGCTGGCGTAGCCGAGCTTGTCGAGGTGACCGCAGCAATCCTGAGCTGCCTTGTGAATCGCGCCGAGCGCTTCCTTCGTCGCCTTCGAGAACCGCGCGCCGGCCTTCGCGAGATCCTGACCGCGTGCAGCCAACTCGATCACGTCGACCTCGCCGGCAGCGGACTTGATGTCTGCCATCAGCTCGTCCACTTCCTCGGCGGCCATGTCCTTGAAGATCTGGATGCCCTGCGCGAGCCATGCGCGCAGCGCGGCGGGGACTTGGCTGCTGTCGCCCTCCCAGTCGGCCTCGCACTGCGCATCGCGGCAGATCCAGCCGATCGTCGAGATGACGCCGGCGAAGTCCTGCACCGACCACATGCCCTTCTTCAGGTCTTCGGCACCCGCAGCCTTCGTTGCGTCGTCCTGCGCCGGATTGACGGGCGTGGCCGGCGCCTTGGCGAGTTCAAGCAGTTGTTCGGCGGTGATCTCGCCCTTGTTGAGCAGCTCGGCGAGCTGATCGATCGCGCTGACCGCCGGCTCGTCCAGCGTCT